TTTTAAAAATACTGAAAATGTATAATCTCCCGCATTTATAGTGCTTGTTTGGTCAATCCTATGTTGACCTAAAATAGCGGTATCAATTAACTTGTCTGCGGTCAAAGTTCCATTTGGAGCAGTAATAATGTTAGCGCTTATGCTTGATTGTTGTTTTGTCCATATAGCTTGGCTAAACATTTCGCTTTGCTGCAACAAATTATAAGGCACTAACTCAACCAAGCCCGCAGCGTTGACACGAGTTGCAGTAGTCGCACGAGTAACGGAGAAATCGCCGTTGCCGTTTGTAGGAATAATCGAATATAACTTCCCTTCTTTCTCTGCGTTGGGTGTTACTAATAAAGATGCGTCGTCAAGTAGGCTCATTAAGCGATATTTTTAAGATTGTTAAGAGTCGTAGTTAAACACGAAGATGCCTCAAAAGCACCCCCATCATTTGCTACTCTCGTTTGGAAGTTTGTTACTAATGAAGGTACAGGAGAACCAACGATGTCAGTCAATCCTGCCCAAGATACAAAGTGAGAATACCCCCAAGATATCAAGTTATTGACTGCGCCTTGCCCCCAACCTATTGCGTTGTTTGCTGCGCCATCTCCCCATCCGTTGCTATTTGCCATTTTCTTGTTTGCTTAAATAGATTCGTAATTTTTCTACATTCGTGTTTTTAGGGCTATACTTCAAACCCTTCGGTCTGTTCTTTTTCATATAAACCAACTGGTGTAATTGTTCGTAGTGTCAGGGTACATATCTTGGTCAACGTTCTGATTGTATTCAGGGAATAAGTCTTGGTTGAAACTCATATAACTGATGAAACGCTCCGTGTAGTGTTGAGCAATTTGTCTCTCTTTCTCTAACAAGAAGTCTACTTCGTTTTTCTCTACGTTTTCAGCGTTCTCGGATGAGTGCTTGTAAACTCCTTTGTTGGCAATTGTGTAAGCTGCGAAAGGAAGATATTCAACGAGACTCCAATGGATGAGCATAGGCTTAACGTATGTTTCTACAAGTGTCTCGTAGTTACCTGTAAGCGTGTTTGCAATTATCAACGTTTGTAGCTTCTCAAGTAGTTTTGTACCCAAGTAGGTTTGTATGTGGATGTCTTGAGCAATCTTAACGAACTGAATGAACTTATCAGTATCTACATTGCCATTGACTGCGGTAAAACGAACTATATCGTCTCTTGTTATAAGTAGTGCCGTTGCCATTATTAATCGTTTTTAGGTAAGTAGCCTTTTGTAGGTGTGTCAATAGGACGAGTAGAAACCAAAGCCTCATTCTTTACAACGTAGCCTAACTTCTCCGCTTTGCGTACTGCTACTTGCTTTAATTCTTTGCTACCTACGTTCAATGCCTTGCCTGAAAAAGTTGCATACACTTGTTTGTTCCATCTATGGTAGCAATTAGGACCTCCCTTGTACAACCAAATATCATAAGTCGCAGCACCACGAGGACCGAATCCTGCGTTAACTTGCTGACCACTCATTTTTTGAATATCTTCTTTGCGGTATATTTTTTTAGCATCCATCATTTTTTCGCAGAAGTCTCTACCTTTTCCGCTCTTACCACCAGTCTTACCTTCGTAAACATAGCGAGTAATGAACTTGATTCCGTCAATGACCTTGTCTTGCTTTGATGTGATGTTAGGACGAGCGTCTCCTGTGCTTACAAAGTTCCAAACCTTGCTCATTAATGTAGGTTCAAGCTCTTTAGAGAGCATTTCGTTCTCTAACTCATCGGAATCATAGTCTACAGGCGCTTCGTCTATTAGAAGCCAATTTTCGTCAGGTGTCTCACCAAGTGCGATGAGCTGCTCGGCTACTTCTTTTGGCATATGTGCGCTTAACTCCGTGCCTGTTTCCTCTGCAACTTGCTCTTCGGTTACTGCATTTTCCAAGTCTACAAACTCAAGCGGCTTGAGAGTCTTGAAGAATAGGTTTAAAGAGATGTTGTTAAATGATAGAATTTTGTCAATGGCATCGATTATCTCCTCTTGGAAAGGCTTAATCACCATATTGTTAAATAGAATAAACGAGTTCTCAAGCTCATCAGCGTTAGACGAGAATCCGTTAGACGATGCAACACCAAAAAGAAGCGGTGAAGTAACGTTATGCCCGAGCATAATCTTACGCAAGCACTCTTCTGATAAATATGTGTAGTGTTCAGGTGCGTCATTCAAAGGAATATCCTCAACCGTAGTACGAGTATCCATATTGTCGTTGAACGCTACGATTACTTTTTGACCTTTAGAACCAGTCAACTTGCCGAGAACCTTCGCAGAGATGATTTCTTGCTGCTCTAATGTAGGCACTCCGTTGTTGAAGTTAACCACTTTCGTACCGCTGAATCCGTTTTGTACTTCGTTGATAAGGTAGTCGGATATTTCCTCTTCCAAAAGTGCATAGGGTACTGCGCCTTGATAGTCAACGTAGGAATAGTATTTCATTCCGACTGAATAAGGCTTGCTGAATAGGATTTCTACCTTCTCATTAGTAAATCCAAACGCAGGAAAACGTTTAGGTACGTATTTCTTAATGTCAGTCCAATCGTCCGAGTAGTAGTAGCCTTCAATCTCTCCGTCTTTATTGCATTTTTCAGCACGCAACAAGTTTACAGGAATGTGGTAAGCCTTGAGAATCTTGTCGTGCTTATCGTTGTAGTGTACCTGAATAGCAAACTGCCCGAATAACTTGCGATCAAAAACAATCTTACGCAAACACTCCTTTGAAATCAAGGTCATCATTTGAGCGTACTCGTTAGGCTTGCGGTTAGCATCAGTAGCTGACAATCCTTTGCCGTAAATCAAACGAGCAATGTTGTTGATAATTGCGTTGTTGGTTGTAGAGTTCGTGTATCTATCTATCAAGAACTGATACGCGTTGTTATCCTCTCCGTAATCTACCCAAGCCTCACGCTTGCTCTCCTGAATAACGGGAGTAGTGTAAGCAGATAGATTTAAAACGTGTATGTTACTCATATACGATGTATGTATTTGCGGTTGTATTTGAAACGTACTCACCTGAATTTACCGAGAAGTTCACGATGTTTTGGTCAGTACAAAAAATTCGGTCTTTGTATACGATGTCAGTTCCTTGTTTTAGAACCAAGTCGTAGAAGTGTCCTTCTTTTAATGCAAAGGATGCAGTAATCGTGTTAACGTAGTCTCCTTGCGTTGAACTGGTGATTGAAATAGTTGCAGGTGTGTTTGTTTGGTCATCGGTAAGGATCATTGTATTGAATGAACCTCTCGGAATGAATGAGAACGTCTGCGCTGATGTAGATGTAGTTAAAACTATCATACTACTACAAGTCAAAAGATTGGTTTTGTTTCCAAATAAAAAAGGGAGACCGAAGCCTCCCCTTTAACGCTATGAAAAAACGAATTATACAGTAACGATAGAAGCAGTACCGAAAACGTCTCCTGCGCCACCTGCAAGACCTGCCTCGTTTGAGCAGTCAAGTAGATTTGCGTAGAGTTTTTCAGTTCCTTGGAATGTCAAATTGTAACCCGAAAGGTCACCCATCGCAGTACCACTTACCGCAGATGCAGTAGTGATTTCCATTCCGTACTCAAGACCTGCAAGGAAGAATTGGTTGTTGCGGTTCTTAACAACGATGTGAGGACGTCCGTAAGCCATCAACTTAACGTTTTTGTGAGTCGTAGCATCTTGTTTTTTAAGGGTAACGGTTAACGTCTGCTCTGCGAATGTAGTTCCGTTCTCACGAGATGAGTTGTATACTTGGTCAAAAGAGTTTGTTCCTTTGAGTTCGTATTTGTACAATGATGTCACGTTAGCGACTGCATCAATTGTATCAGTACCTGTAACATAAGTAATGTCGGCACTTGGGTTGTAGTCTCCATAGTTGATGAAATAAATAGCATCCAATCCTGCTACACTATCTTTACATACTTCGAGTCTACCGTTTGCGATTTCACAAGACATATTTTTAGATTTTAAATGTTATAAAAAAGGGAGGGACTTGCCCTCCCCTGTAGTTTAAGTTAAGCTAATATTAGTTAGCAGAGTTTGTGATTCCGTAAGTAACAACATCGGAAGCAAAACCGTATTTAGCATCAGCAGTAAAGCGCATGATTACACGAACATTTTGTGAACCGTCAAGGTCACCCATATCCAATACTTTAACTTCGTTCATGTCATTCAACAATCCTGTAGCAAAATAAAGGTTAGATTTTTGAGCAAGCAATGCAGTATTGTTGGCAAGACCATTAGCCATAAATACACGAACACCATCAAAGTAAACATCACCTAAAGTTTGGTTTGTACCTTTGTTGTCGTAACCGTTAGCACCTACACCTGAAGCAGCGAAGCCACCCAATGCACGAACATAAGCACGATAGATGTTAGAAGAAACGTAGAGTGTCAAGTCTTCTTTACCATAAAGGGCAGCAGGACAAGCGTCAACGATTTTACCAAGCTCTGTGATTACGTTAGCAGCAGTAACAGTAGTACCTGCAACCTCTTGAGCAGATGGCAAAGCAGCATCAGTAGTCAATTGTGTCATAATACCTGCGAATTGACCTGCAGTTGCGTTAACACCTTGCCAAATTGAAGTCTCCATACCTGCAGCAACTTTCTCGGCAGCGTGTGCGATTAAGAAGTCAGCGAAAGATTTAGGAAGAACATCAAATGCAGAGTAACCCATTTGAATGGCATCCCAATCGCTGCGAAAGTCTGACTTACACAATTGTAACGCAACTTGGAAGCTCTCGGGCTGTAATATCTTCTCCGTCAACGTGATAGTAGACGTAGGGTCAAAATCACAAGTAGCGTTTTTGATGATGTCATCAGTAGCAACACGCTTGATTACTTGCTTGTATTTAACGTTAGGCATAATAGTGATACCGCCTTTGTCAAGGGTTGGAGCAGACAATAAAGCTGCTGCGATGTACTTACCTGCGAACTCGCCTGCGTAAGTAGTAGTGATTGAAGTTGTTGTTGGCATTTCTTCGTTTAAATTAAATTATTAAATGTTATTGAATTTTTCAAGGATTGAATCCATTGTAGAACGTGAGCGGTTTTTAGCAACACGGAATGCTTCTACTTTAGTTTCGTTTTCAGGGTTGAATGAAATAGGTTTAGGCTCTTCGCTCAATTCAACTGGTGCAACTTCTTCTGCGACTTCAGATGATAATACGAGTTTAGCTTTCAACTCTTCGTTTTCTTTTTTCAAGGCTTCGATTTCGCTAAAGAAAGATTCTTTAGTTACTGATTCGATGATTTTCTTTGCAGTAGGTGCAGCAGGCTCTTGTGCCATTTCTTCTTCAGCAGGCATTTCAGCTTCGGGAGCTTCAACTTCTACCTCTACTTCTGCTTCAGCAGCTTCACGGATATCAGCGATCATACCTTCTTCGATAACTACCAAGATGCGACCATCTTCGAGTTCGTAGTCACCTACAGGAAGTGCAATACGTTGTTCGTCTTCAGTTAGGATAAACACAGGTTGTCCTGCTTCGAATACTTCTGCTTCAAGCATAGATACACCATCAGTAAGGCGCATAGTTTCCAACTTCACTTCTAAACCTAAAAGTGTGCGGACTTTGTTTAAGATTGATTTTTCGTTCATTTGTTTTTATTTAATTAAATAGCTGCTATTTTAACTGCGTTTGATTTAGCGTCAAGTGAATCATTTAATCCAAATTCAATTAAACCTTTAAGTTTAGATATTTCATTAGGTAGTGGCACTCCCAAATCTTTAGACATTTTTTCTAACTGATTGTATTTAT